GTACATTATCATTTAAGAATTTATCATTTTCTAAAACGTTTTCTGTAAATTGTAGTTTTGTTTCATAATAGCTCATCATTGTCTTGTTATAGCAAATGTATATAATTTCTCTATAACAATCTTCTATTTTCCATTTTTTACTTTCTTTATTACTACCAGTGTACTTTATCCAGTTGCTTTCAATATAATCAATTCTTTTTCTTTTATAACCCTTTAAAGGTGGTCTTGTACGTTTATTAAGCAATATCTTTTTACCAATATAAACTTGTTCTGTTTGTCTGTTAAGTATTCTGTAAACAAACCCAACTGCTTCTGCTGGTAAATCTTCTCTTGATTTTATTCTTTGTCCTTTATAGTTCCACATATAAAAAGTTTTAACTAAGTGTATAACACATTAAAACGTGCCATACACAACTGTTAGCCACTATAATTAGCTAAAAATTCATCTACATCACTTTCTTCTAATATGTCTTGACTATCTACCATACATTGATTTATTTCTTCATTATACGCTAATAACAGTTCACGTTGTTGGCTAACATCGGTTAAAGTTAATTGCTCGGTTTTGTACTCGTTCAAATAAGCATCCATTGCTTTATGTATTTCATCCCATTGCATAGGCGTTAATCTACCTATCATTGGGTGTAATTTTAAAATGTCTTGTTTGTTTTTCATTTTTGTATTTATTTAATTCATTAATATTTCACGCAACTAACCTTAACCATATACGTTATAAGCAATTAAAAATAACCGCCTTCGTGTAATCTTATGTAAGCTTCACAATCTGCAAGACTACCTTGATACGCAACGCTGTAATCATCAGCATTTAATACTTGATAAGTGTTGTCCATAAATAGTTGTACTCTAAAATCTCTTTCCATAATTCATTTATTTTTAAAAGTTAATAACACCGCATATAATTAATTTGCAACTTGTCTGTGCGGTAAGGCAAACAAATCATATTCGTTACCGTTAAAAAAAAGGGAGGCTTTTACACCTCCCAATTAATTTAAAATGGTAAGTCATCTGCTGCAACTGATGTTGCTTTTTCTGTCTTTGCTTCTGACTTTTGTACAAAAGATTGTAAGTCATCTGATGCATAATAGATTTTACCATTGGCAACATATCTTTTCTTTTCTCCATTCTCTCTTTGTTCTTTTGTTTGAGGAATTGTAAAAGATACATTTTGTCCGTAGTTTCCTTCTTCAAAAATAGAAAAGTTAAGTTTTAATTTCTTTAACTCTTTTCCATCTTCTCCTATCTTTGGTACTAACTCTCTTTTTGCGTTGTAAGTTAAGATGTTTTCGAAATACTGAGAAAGTTTTTTAATTGTGTCAAGTTGTAACTCAACGTCTCCTAATAAGTAAGGTTTTTTTGCACTCATAATTTTAATTTTAATTTATAATCCAGTTGTTATTCCGTTATCAAGCACTTGTATAATATGTCTAAAGGTGCTTCTTTCTTGTTCGCCAGTTACATCTACTCCGTTAATAAAGAATCTGTAATGGTCTTTCTTGTTTGTTGGTCTTAATTCAAAGTCATTCATATTTATTTAGTTAATATTAATAATTAAATGTAATATTAGCACAATTAGCTAATAGATGCCAAAATGCCCAACACATAGTTGCAGATAAGAAAATATTTGCAAATGTAAAGTTTTCTGTTTTTGCTAAAGGTGTTAATGTTCTTATTGTAGCTAAACCAAAGACAATTATCATTAATTCATTCATATTTATTTAGTTAATAGTTCTTTTACTTCTTTTGATATTCTGTACTTTTCTTCTACTTTAGAAATGTTACCACCACCTTTTAAGTATGTTTGTACTTTCTTAAATTCAGCAGTACCTTTATTTAACCAACTCTTTTCAGTTGTTGTAGCACCTTTTCCGTGTGTGTTAGTAGAATCAGCATCTTTTGTATCATCAATCAAAAATAAACCATTTAAGGCATACTTTCTTGCATAAGATGAACTACTACCAAAACTTTGTGCTATGTCCATACCTTTTCTGTTTGGGTCTATACCAGCTTGTGCTTTTGTATGTACTGAATCAGTACCATCAGATATAAACGCTATTGCTTCAACAAACAATACACCACATACTTCTCTTACTTCATCAGAGATTGTTAATGTACATTTGTGTTTATCCAGTAGAGGTTTAACTGCTTCAAGGATATCTTCACAACTTCTATAGTTGTACTTTCCAAAATTGTTCCTTTGGTTTTTTGGTGCTTTTAATTCGGCTTGAATTTTTCTTAATTTTTCCATTTTTATTTATTTAATTATTATTTACAAATATAGTTTTTATTTTTAAATTACCAACATTAAAACGTTGGTCAACAGCCGATAAAACACATTAAAACGTGTTTTTATCTTAGTGTTGTAAAACATTAAAACGATTTTACAACAATATATATAAGTAATGGGGCGGTAGCACGACTTTAACGGTTGGTTTCGGTCTTATTGACATTGCCTCAATTCATCAGTTTGATTTTCACTAAAATGCCCCACTACTCATATACTTTGCCGTTAGCATTAATACTAACCACATTGGTCTAAATTGTCATAAACCTCTTTGCTTGGGCATATTCTAATATGAAATAGGTACAAGCTAATCAATATAAATTCAGAGCATTTGTAGTAATCAAACACTCTTCCTTTTCCTACTTTTTTTCCTTTAATGAATTTTATATACATAATTTAATTTTTATTTATTAATCCGTACTAATGCTAACAATGGCTATAAATAAAAGCCTTTGTTAAGGTTATTTCTTTGAATTAAACATTTGTTATACGGCTTCAATTCATAGCCGTAACTGGTTGGCACATATTAAAACAATGCTGCCAACAAAGAATATAAATAATAAAATTACTTACGTTCTTCTTTTAATATTTCATTTTGCTCTTCTAACAATTTGTTTTTATATCGTAATTCAATAGTAATATCTTTTAAACCACTATGTATAATTATCATTGTCAATGTTCCTAATATTGTTACTATTCCTATCATATCGTAATTTTAAAATTCATATTCTAATTCGTTACTCTAAAGTTACATTTAACTTTATTATATTTTTAACTCCAGTATTTTCTTTTACTTGATAGTTAATTAACACATCTGTTATGTTGTGGTCTTGTTCTGTATGCATTTCAATTGTATTTTTTAATGCTTCCCAAAGTGATTGATTTACTTTCATAATTTATAGTTTTAATTATTATTTGTTTTAGCAAATCTAAATATAAAAATATATAAAAGTGTTAAAGAAATGTTAAAATTTAAAAAGGAGAGCTTTTAGACCCTCCTTCTTAATGCAAATGATAATTAAAACAAAACTAAAAAATAATCTAGTACTCAAATATACAAGTTCTTTCTTTATTAAGAAAACATAGTTATTAACAAGTATTAACAAATACAAAGTTCTCCCAAAACTTATATTTTATTTTTAATATTATTAACTTGTTTAATTAAATACTTTAGATATATATTTTTATGTATGAAGTAATCTATATAAATACTTAAATAGTTACTTGAAAAAATGCGAAGTTATATATTTTTTTTTAAATAAAAAAGTGTTTATTTAATTTTTCTTATTTTTTCTAATGTTCTTGCACCAAAGTAACCTCCATATACAAGCATTAATAAGTTACCAAGTAAAGATATCCATTGCTGGTCTATTTTAAAGCTATCTAAAGAACTATCTAGTATTACATAAGCAAACATACTTAAAGTTAAAAAAGCAAGGCTTAATGGTCTTATATTCTTAGTAATATATGATTCTGCTTTATTGTCTGATTCCCAACGCTTAGTAATCTCTTGCATTTCAATTACATCTTGTTCTAAATCAGCTAACATAGTTTCTTTGTCTTTTACTGGTATGTCTTTATCTTCTGTAATAGCTTTTATAACATCTATTGGATTACCTCCATCAATAGCAGCAACTATTGTTTCTCCTAAAGGTATATTGTTTTTAACAACACCCCTCCAAAGGTTGCCAAAAAATGTACCTTTGCCTCCGTTCTTTCTTAATTTAGGATTGCTCATTAGAATAAAATATTAATTAAGTGAAATAAACAAGGTAAGATTGTATAAATAAAGTCTTGAACTTCTGGTGTACCTTTACCTAAAAAGTCATCATAAACAATTTCTTTTATAAGTGCTACAAATACAACTATAGATATTGATGCAAGTGTATTAAAGAAAAGTAATGATAAAAATAATATAACACTACCAGCAAAGAAGTGTAGTAGTTTGTCTTTTGGTATTTTGTTTAGTATGTCCATATTACGTTTTGTGTTTTATCTAAATCTAAATCAACGTGAATAAATGTATCTGCTATTCCAATTCTTGTAAAACCAACACTCACAAGAGCTTCAATTATCTTAAACCTTGTTACACTATCTGTTACTTTTATATCTACTGCTAATCCTTTTATATGACTTGATGTAGGGTTTTTAATAGATTCTGGATGGTCTGGACTTCTATACGCACTATTTATTATAAAAGGTATTCCAGCAAATTCTCTTGCTTCGTCTAATACAAATAAAAACCTCTTATCCATATTAGCTTCAATCTCTTTAAAGTATTTACTCATTAATCAAATATGTTTATTGCTTTTAAAACTACTCCTCCAATAAAGGTTAGTATTGTTACAGTTACTGCAATTTTACCAGCAGTTACTTTTTCTTTTAATTCAATTTTATCTATTCTAGTTGATAACTCTCCAACTTCATAAACTAAACCTTTTTTGTCTGTCTTTTCGTCATTATCTAATATGTCAGATATACGTTGGTTAAATAGTTCTTGTTTATTAAAAAAAGTAGATAAATCAGCAGCTAATCTATATTGCATTGCTGCCATAGTTTTCTGCTCCTCTCTTATTTCTGATATTATTTCTTTTTGCGTCATAGCTCTAGGTATCATCTGCTCTTTTATAACCATAGAATTGATGTGCAGCAGAGCCATTTGGATAAACTCTGTATTGTTCTAATTCTAATTCATCTGTACTCATAACGTCATAAGCCCAACCAGGATAATAAATAGGATGCTCTGGGTCTGTTGTAGCTTGTGGATTAATTACTTTTCCAATATTTACAACACCTTTTGTTCCGTTAATATATTGCATTGACGTAACACCCTCTATTGTTGTTTCTTCCCAAACGTTGTTATCAATTAAGACTTGTTTGCCTTGTTGTTCTGTATCAAAAACTAATTTGTATATGTGCATTTTATATTGTTGTTAAAGATTGTAATTCTGCGTCTGTTAATGCTTCTTTGTAAACTGCAAGTGCTTTTGTTTTTCCGTAGAAATTTAAACTACCATTTCCAACATCAAAATTTACTCTATCTAATGTATTAGCAGCAAACATATCTGAAGGAGTAGCAGAAGCAACTAAAGTTCCATTTACAAATAGTTTAGCAGATGTACTACTATAAGATATTGCTACTTTATTAAAGTTTGTTTTAGATACTGAAGTTGTATCTATGTTAAATAATTGACTACTATTTTTTTGTGAATATACTTGTATTCTATTTAATGTTGAATGAAATGTAATACTTATTCTATTAGCTAAAGTTCCATCAGATAGACCAATTACCATAATTCCTGTTGGGTCTACCAAAGTTGCAGCTTCACAATACAAAACACCCTCTGTACTATTTATTAAACTAGCGTTACCACTATTGGTTGCTAAATCTTGTAGCCTAGTGCTTGTTGCTCCGTTAGTTGGAATGTATGAGGTTGCGTATGATAAGTTTTCTACTTGTGCGCCCCAAATTTCAATATCTCTAGCGGTTGCGCCTCCATAAGTACTTATGCTTATTGCAAAGCTATAAGGACTCACACTTCTTGTTATTGATAACCTTTGCCAAGTACCGTCAAGTGTAAAGTTATTTTCTTGAAATGAAGTACCAAACCTTATTGTCTCACCACTTACTCCTTTGACGTATATTGATGCAGTTGTTTCTGCGGAGTTACTGAAACTTAATTGTATATTTTGATTTGCTCCAGTGAATAAACATCTGGAAGCATTCTGTTCACCACTTGGACTAACACTATAATTTTGCGTCGTGTATGTAGTGCCGTTTGCCCATAAACTAAAATCCTCACTATAAGGTATCAAGTTCGTACTCTGTGGCTCTAGCAACCAATTTCCACAACCATCTGTGTAGTCTATTCTTGGTAAGTCTGTATCGTCTGTTACTTCTTTAACTGAGACGTTTGTTATAGTTGCGTTATTACCAGATTCAGCTAGTAACTTAAATGAAAACCCATCTGTAACACTTACATATATTGTATATGTTCCACTACCTGTACAATTAGTATTATTATAAACACCTCCATCAGTTGCACTTCCACTCAACACAGTTTCAGTTGCACTATCATTATAATTTCTTGGAAAAAACCTTAATCTTGTACCCGATGTAATATCTTGTGTCCACTGCACCTTTAAAATAGCATTAGTATTTTGTGCTGATACGTTAGTTTGTTTTGCATAATCACCAGCACCAATAGCATTTAATGAGCTATCTCCAATACTCCAACCCGTTCCAAACGTCCAATCTTGCCCTACTTCTTTAACCGAGATGTTTGTTATAGAGCCTTCAAAATCAGAACTTGCTCTAAACCTTAATGCAATTGTATCACTATCGTGACTAAAATATTCTGTATAAGTTCCGTTTGACGTTCTTGGAGTACCAAAAATACTTGCAGTTGTACTTGTAAATCCCCATTTAACATCTCCACTAACATAATCACTTACTGTAAAAGTTACTTTATATGTGTTTGGAGTGGGTAAAATCATAGATTGTAATAAGTATGAAGAAACACCACTTTCTTTAACTGCCTTACCATCGCCCATTCCCCAACCAGTACCAAACGACCAATTTTGTCCGACTTCTTTTACTGAAACGTTGTCTATTGAGCCAATGAAATCTGAATTTGCCGTTATTGTAAATCTATCATTTGTAGATACTGCCGTTATGTATGTTGTATAGTTTCCACTTGTAGTAATATCATTACCATCAACACCACTTGCGACTTCTAGTTGAGTAATAACCCCACTTGTTACAACTATATCAAAATTAACCTTATATGTTTTACCCACTACAAAATCAATAATTGCACCTTTAATTCCATTCTGTTGTACTAAAGTTGTATTACCGCTTTGTGTACCATCACAATTAGCACTTCCACCACTTATAGACCAACCAGTATTTGTCGTCCATTTAGTATCTGTATCAAAAGACCCGTTAGAAATTTGCTCACTTCCTTCTTGTGAAAAGTTTCCGTTTAAAACTTCTTCTGTACCTATCTGTGAAAAGTCTCCATTTGAAACTAACTCTGAACTTATTATCTGTACGTTTTCTACTAAACCTTGTGCATTAACCCTAGTTGCAGCAGAACTTCTTGAAAAGTCAAAGTCTCCATCTCCATTCTCTGGCTTTATACTTAACATACTTCCATCGTTGTATGCAGTTGGTGTAAGTAATATTGATGCTTTATCTAATAAATTATCTGCCATCTTATTCTATGTTTTCTAATTCGGTTAATGTTGCAGTTGTACAAGTTACGTTTTCATAATAAGTTGCTCTTGCTTGTAATGTAGTTAATAAACTAGGTATTGCACTTGGGTATGCAAAATCATAATAAATACCACCCCAACCATTTTGAACTGGACTACCCCACCAACTAACTGGATATATTTCGTTTGCCATCTTTTGTCTTTTTTGTTAGATACTTTTTTAACTTAACAACATTTGTATTTTTTGGTTTATACATCCCTTTCATTATAATACCCAGTTACTTGAATTTACATCTTTATCTGGATAAACATCAGAATCAGTATTACTTGTATATTCTGGAAACAAAGTACTATTGTAACAAATGTAATCTACAAACCTTCTTGTGTAATACTCTGCAAAATCTCTTTGTTTTTGTACTAAGAAATCAACTTCATCTTTTGTTGCACTTTCAGCATTTTCTGATGTATGTTTAAATACACCACCATTCTTTACTTGATATGCTGCAAATGGTAAATAATCAACCATAGCATAATGAATTAACATTGGTTGTACATAATCTGTAACTAAAGATAAATAATCACCAGTTAAACTATCTGCAATTATATCTGCTGATATTTTATCATACAACTTACTCCCTAAATAGTTTTGTATATGTATCTCTTGTGCAATCTTAATAAATTGTATGAATTTATCTGTATCAACGTTACCATCAACAATACTATTCTTTACTAAATCTGTTCTACTTATAAATAATGCAGTTGCCATCTATTATCTCTTTTTATTTACAAATCCGTTATTTGGCATATCCGTTGGTCTTTTTGCAACTTCTTTAGCATTTACCTCTGGTTTAAAACCCTCTTTTTTAGCTTTATTTACACTTACTTCAGCATTTGGATTACCAACATCTGCTTTTGTTTTAGCACTCTTTGCTCTATATGTCTTTCTCATCCAAAAATGATGACAATCTCCACCACCTTTATACAACCATATATCATAAGTATCAGCTCCGTTTAATCCCCATCCAGCATTAACTGCTCTTTGGCTCATTTGTTGTATATCTTCTTTTCTGTATATCTTAGCAGCATTTACCATTTTCTTACAAAACTCTCTACTATTGTTACTTGCTCTTAAAGGTGCATATTGATAACGTACTTTAAATTGTACTCCTTCTTCATTCTCTCCATCTTGCTCACTCTTTGCATTTGGTCTAGCAGTTCCAGTTGTTGCTAAATTCCAAACTTTTGACAATAAAGATAGTTTAGGGTTGTTTAATTTGTTTAATTCTTCGTCTAATTCATCTTCTGTATCATAATCAACTTTTCTTTCATCAATTAATTCCCAGTTTTCTAAATCTTCATCTTCTCCAAAGTCTTCTAAAGCATTAAAAACTTTACTCATTTTAACACCAGTTTCTTGCTCTCTTGTTTCTTCATCCTTTACATTTTCTAAATCAACAAATTGTAATGGTTGTAACGTCTTAAAATATAGATTTAAGCTAATATTATTAAAGGCAAGTATTTTGTCAAATGCATCTGTTAAAAGCTCTTGAAAAGGTATTATAACTGTGTTTTGCATTAATACTGTTGCAGTTTCTAATTCTTCTGCATTGTTACCAAAACCACTTGAATCTTTTATACCTAATAACATAGGAGATACAATTCTGTGTGAAATCATTATCTTTTTTTGTGATTCTTCAGAAAGAAATTGATATTGATTATGTGCATCTGATAATTGTACTGGATTTATATCTGCTGCTGATTCTTTATCATCGTTAAAAGCAAGTATAAATTTACCAGCATTACTACTTCCACTAAACTTAGCTTTAATTTTATTTTCAACTAAGGTTTGTTTTTCTTCGTCTGGTACTCCGTTATTAAAGTTGATTAACATTGATGGAGCAAGTCCATTCATTATATTGTTTAAATGATAGTTAGATACTTCTTCTTCTAACTCTGCATATTGTAACCCACCTTGATAATCTGGAGTAGAATAATAGTACATACCAGCTTCATAAGGCTTAACATATAAAATTTCAATTGGTTTAGGTGTATCAGAAACACCAAAGGCTGGTATTCTTAAAGGCTTGTCAGATGGCTTTATATTAACCCAATCTGGATGATAATAATACGCTTGTACTTGTTTATCTTCTGCTCCACATTTTTCTGCTCTTAAAGTCTCAATTGGTAAATGTTCTACTTTAGCAATAGATTTTCTGTCTTTTGAGTATATTACTTGTATTGCACATTGTCCAGTTAACTTTAAATCGTATGCAAAACGTCTTACATCATCTTTTTTAAATAAAGATAACATTCTTGCATATTGCTCTGGTCTTTTTGAACTATCTGTTGCATCTAATCCTCTACCATATATCATTTGAGAGATACCAGTAATACAAGCACTTGATGTAGCACTTCCGTTTGCTCTATCTATTAAGAACTGAAAATAATTGTTGTCAGCACCAAACTCAACCCATTCTTTATTCTTTGTTTCTACAATCTCTGGAGAAGTGTAAGTAGATAGATTAACAAAACTAACTTTTGAGTTAGATGCTTTTGATGGTGTTGTTTTTCTGTATTTATTTATACGTTTACTCATAGTATTATAAAATCGTTATTACCACTCTTTTCTTTGTACACATCTTTATTTATTGTATAGTGTTCGTTGTTAGATTGGTTTGTTGATTGTGCAGTACAAAATATTTTATCTCTGTAAATAATATCTGCTTCTGTTATTGATTCTTGTCCGTTATAAACTTTTAAATCATAAAATCTACCCTCAATTAATGTAAATACATTTGATAACTCTACATAATTTTTATTGATTATAGCAGTTGGTAGTATTGTTACCTCATTATTTGAACTATCATCTCTTAATTTTATGGTAACACTTGTTGAATATACTCTTGGTATAATCTTTATAGTTTGTGCATCAGTTGTAGGTAACAAATGTTTCATATATATATAATACTAAAAGTTTGTATTTTTATTTATTTAAAACAAAAAAAAGGGTAATCAATTAAGACTACCCTTTTGAAATGAAAAAAATTAAAAAAACCTATGCGTTAGGGTCTATTTGTACTGCACTTTCGTTATCAGTAATAACAGTTGATGTTACAAAGTAAGCTGGGTTAGTTTCTTGACCTTCTAAAGTTAAAGTGAATCCACTTAAATCTCCCATTGCTGCTCCAGATACAACTGTACCTCCAGTTACTTCTGCTCCGTGTTCTAAACCAACTAAAAAGAAATTACCATTATAATCTTCTATTGCAACGTGAGGACGTGCAGTAGCCAATAATTTTATTTGCTCTTGTGTTGCTTTATCTAAAACTGGTAAAGTTAAATTTAAAGTCTGTGTGTAAAATGTAGTTCCGTTTTCTCTTGAACTATTAATTGTGGTTTCTAGTGAAGAATTACCTTTGATATCAAATTTAAAGAAGTCTGGTGTTCCACTTATTGCAGTAATCTCTCCAGACGCTATTGTAGTTGTTCCCAACGTACCATAATCTGCAAAATAAGCTGCTTTTAAGCCACCAACACTACTTTTACAAGGTAAAGCTCTACCAGATGTAAGTAAACAAGCCATTGTGTTTTATGTTTTAAAGTTATTAAAAAAGGGTAAGCAGATTAACCACCTACCCTCATTACTATTGTTTGTTATTAGATTATAATCCTAATCCGTAAGATACGATATCTTCAACAACTGCATATTGTACTCCAGCAGTATATCTCATAATGAAACGTACATTTTGTGAGCCATCTAAGTCAGCCATATCTAATACTTTTACTTCGTTGTGGTCTGATAAAAGTCCAGTTCCAAAGAATAAGTTAGATTTTTGTGCTGCAATTGCATTGTTGTCAGAAAGTCCGTTACAAGCTACAATTTTTACACCATCAAAGTATTGGATGTCTATATCTTGGTTGTTTCCTAATGCATTAACACCAGCAGCTCCAACTCCATTTGCTTGGAAACCTCCTAAAGCTCTTTTGTAAGCTCTAAAGATGTTTTGTGCAACATAGATATATAAATCTTCTTTTCCATAAACTTCACTTGGAATTGCATCTACGATGTCTCCTAATTTCTCTACTACGTTTGCAGAAGTTATTGCTACACCAGCAATTTTCTTTGCTCCAGTATGTCCAGCATCAGCATTTAATAAAGTTTTAAAACCATCAAAATTTCCATCACTAGCTACACCAGCCCAGATATCTTTTTCAGTTTGCTCTGCAATTGATTCAGACATTAATCCGATAAAGTAATCAGAGAAAGTTTTTGGTATATCGGTATAAGCAGAAAAACCAGCTTCAGTTGCATCCCAATCCGATTGAAATGGAGTTTTACACAATTCTAAATTTACTTGTAATTCTTTTGGCTCAATAATCTTCTCTGTTAAAGCAACTACTCCAGCATCTGTAAAATCACAAGATGCATTTTTAATAGCACCAGAAAGATTTACTCTTTTTAATACTTCTTTAAACTTTACGTTTGGCTTAACTTCGATTAAGTTGTTTGCGATTGTATTTCCAGATAAAAGTGCTGCTGATACATATTTCCCAGCAAATTCTCCAGCATACGTTGTTGTAATTGATAAACTCATTTTTTTATTTGTTTATTTTGTTAAATATTCTATTTCTTGTTGTGTTTTTATTCCCTTTTTGAGAATAAAGGTTTAATTCTTTTTTGTCAGATAAGTTTTCTGGAGTATGTGTAATTCCTTCAACTTCTTCAGCAGATAATTCTACTTTATCTTCCTTTACTTCTTCTGATAATTCAACTTGTACTTCTTCTGCAACAACTTCTGTTTTAGAAAGTTTTAGTTCGTTAATTTCAGTTCTTAGTTTTTCAATTTCTGAGAAGAACATTTCTTCACTAATTGATTTTACTATCTTCTTTGGAGATGCAGTTTCAGTTGATAATTCTTCTTCAACTTCTTCTGCTTCTGTTTCTGCTGGTGCTTCTTCTTCTGCTCCAACTTCTTTAATCTCTCCAATGATACCTTCTTCAGAAACTACTATAATCATACCACCTTCTACCTCATATTCTCCAACTGGTACTGCAACTCTTTCTTCGTCTGCGACAACAAAGATTTCTGCACCAGCTTCAAATACTTCAGCTTCTAAGATAGCACCATTATCTAGCTTCATCTGCTCTAGCTTTACTTCTAATCCAAGTAAAACTCTAGCTTTGTTTAATAATGTTCTGTCTGTGTTCATATATTTAGTTAATTATTCTTTAAATGTTACCTCTTACACTTCTTAAATCAGATATATTATTTCTATGTTTTTTTAAAACACTTTCAAACTGTGATTTAATTAAATCAGCTCGTTTTATTAATTCATTTACACCAAGCTCTTTAGCTTTTTGTTTACCATCTTCTGTGATTTTTATAGCTTGTTCTAAAGCTGACGTACTATCTGCAAAGTCAGATAATGCACTTAACACACTTTTTTCTGCTCTTTTACTTGCTGATAAGGCTTTGTTTTTTAATTTTTCAATATCATCAAAAATACCTAACTCAATCTTTTGTGCAGACAACTCAACTTTTGTTTCTTCTGCTAGTTTATTAAAAACTCTTTTTTGTGTATTCATAATTATATAATAAAATTTAGTTAATATTTTGTATTTTCAGTTTTCTATTCTTCCTTTTTTGCACTTATCCTTCCTATGCCTTGTTTCCAATACTCTGGAGTCTTACAACTTTTATCAGTATTATTCTTACAATCTATCGAATAAGTATTTTTACATTTACAATATACTGCTCTCATTATGATAATAGTTTTTTAAGTTCTGCTAACTGCTTCTCCTCTAAATCCTCTTTTAGTTTTTCATTTGGTCTTTCCATTTTATCTGCAAAGTAACCCTCTATTGAAAACCCTTTTACTTTACCAGTCTTTACATAGTTATTCCATACATCTTCATTCTCAACTTTTACACTACCCATCCAAGTACCAACTGGTACATCTAAACCATACAAAGCAGTCTTGTCTTTTTGTTTGTCCTCTACAATCCAACTTTCAACAAGTGTTAAACCTTGTAATTCTGAATTGTGTTCTAATGTTGAATTAGATTGATTACCATTTTGTAAATACATTTGAGATGCTTTTGCAACAGTCTTTTCTGAAAAGAATATGTAGTATTCATCTTCTCCGTTTTTTCTATAAATAGGTTTCTTTGGTATAAGTAAAGCACCCATTAATAAACGCTTCTCTTTATCTATTTCAGCAAGTTTTATTTCTTGTGTTTTAAGTGCAACAAAATCAGATTCTATTGCTGGATTTTCAACAACAGAAATAGCTTCTACTCCTATTGCTTCATCATCATCTAAAATAAGTTCGATTAACTTCATATTTATATAATATTTTATTAGTGTTATTTTACATTTTAATCTCCTAAACTTGCATCATCAATTATATTTCTATCCATACTCTGTGCAGTTGTTACATCGTTTGCTACAACGTATGCTTGTACTGGTTGTTGAGATTGACCTCCAATAGCTGCTGCTAATTGATTTGTATCACTTTGACCAACTATATTAAATGATGGTGGTGTAGATGCTCCAGTTGGTACACTTCCTCCTTGACTTCCCCCACTACTAGCACTTCCTCCAGCTTTTAAAGCTGATAATGCTTTACTTGTAGATGCAACTGATGATGCTATACCTAATCCAAGAGAAACATTGTTTAAAGTTTTTTCTACTTTTGCAAGTGCTAAACCTCCAGGTATTAATGCATATTTAGCAGTTACTGCTGCATTTGCTGCTCTTGTTGAAATTACTTGTTTTGCAATACCAACTGCGTTTTCTCCAACTATTGCTGCTGCTTGTAATGCTTTGTTTTTACCAGCTAATTGTCCAAGTAATGCAAACCCTTTTGCAACATTATCTATTGCTAACATTCTTATATTTTGTTTTGCTTCTTCTAATGTTGTTTGTATAGCTAAATCTTCTTCTGCAAATGTTTTATTAACCTCAGCTAACTTAGTCTTGTAATCGGTTTCTGCTGCAAGTAATCTTTCTTTTTTTTCTGCATCGTCTGTAATTTCTCTTTCAATTAACTCTTTATTTAATTCATATTCTTGCTCTAATTCTAATCTTTCTTTATCTCTTTCTGATTTACCAAAAAGAGCAATCTCATTCATTATTTCTTTTTGTTCTCTTAATAAAGAATTTGCATTTGTTTGTTGTTCACTTCTAAAACCAGTTATTTGTGCTTCAATAGCTGCTTGTTCGTTAAGTGCTTCTTGATATGCTTTTTGTAACTCTATATTTTCTTTATTCTTTGATAATTCAGCAGCAGCAGATGCAACTGCAATAGCTGCATTTTCTTTCATTGCTTTTTCTTGCTCATCTAATACTAAAGCAAGTTCTTCATTAGCTTTTATTCTTTCTTCAATACTTTTACTTTCATCATCTCGTATTTGTCTTAATTGCTCTGCTTGTCTGTCATATTTTTCAATTAATCCTTGATTTAATACTGCTGCTAATTCTGCTGATTTTGCTAACTCTACATTACCTTTTGCAGCTTTAACAGTTTCACTTGCATAATTTGAAATAGCTTCTGCACTGCTTTTAACAATCTCTACACCTTTATCAAATACATCATTAACTCCAGTTAAAACATCTAATGATTCTTTACCAGCACTTTTTACATCTTCTAATGCACCAGCAAAATCTCCACTAAAAACTTTCTTTACTGCACTTGCTAAAAAACCAAGAGTATCTAAGAAACTTTCAAATCGTTCTACAATGTTTGCCTTTATACTTGCTCCTAATTGCTTAACACTTTCTAATGGGTCATCAAAAATAGCTTTGAAAAAATCCGTTACCTTCGTGCCATTGTCTATAATGAATCCTACAAAATCATTAAAAGCAATACTAACAACTTCAAATGATGTATTAAAGAAATCAGCAGCCTTTTGATTCTGCATAAAGATATCTTTTAGTGTAGCAAAAGCAGCAATTGCTAATCCAATACCAGCAGCCTTTATAGCATTACCAATACCTCTTATACCTTTTGCAGCTTGTCCAGATGCACTTTCAACATTTTTTAGAGATTTAGCAGTATCTTTATTTGAACTTACTACCTCTTTGTTTAAATCTTCAACACTCTTTGCAACACTATCAATTCCTTTTAAGGCTTTATTAGTTTTTGCTTCTAGCTCTACAATTATCTTTTCCATTTTATTTCTTGTTTTTGTCTTTTAAATACTTCTTTAAAACTTTCTGGAAACTTATTCTTTCCTTTTGCTATTTGTACTATCTCAGATTTACAATCTGTATCTCTTAACAATTCTAATATCTCTTTTATCATTATGACGTTGTTACATTTATAGTTGTTGTTGTTGATACATTGCCATTAAAGTCTGTTGCAGCTACTCCAAATGCGTAAGTTGTTGCACTTGCTAAACCAGTTATTGTAACGCAATAAAAGTCTTGTATCGGTGTTGCTGATACTCTTTGCACAAGCACTCCATCTTGTGTAACAGAATAACTTTTTACACCTACTCCAGTACCATCACTTGATGCTGCCCAACAGAAATAAACTTGATTCGTACCTACTATTGGTGTGCCAATTACTGGTGCAGTTGGTGGTGTTGTATCTGGTGGTATTGCTGGTGCTGGTGGTGTATAGATATCGTTTAACAACTCTAAATCAGATTTACCAGTAAGCATATTTGTTTTTATACTATTAATCTTATACGTTGTACCACTAATATTAAATCTGTCTGCTAGTGTGTAGTTAAGTAATATTCTTAAAGGTAGATATGCAGTTACTTTTGTTAATCTGTTTGTTGCATCAAATACATCAGAAATATAATCTTTATGGTACGCTTCAAATAAAGTATTTGTAAATGTATTATCTAAAGCATATTCGTTTATCTCATTATTAAAGTTTATATTATACTTACTTGTTGATGATGATAATGCAACACTATTTGAAGGTATATTATATTGTGCAACTTCTGAATGACTGCTTGTATTATCTAAAAAAGATATACTTGTTGTGTTTTGTAATATAGGGTAGAACAATAAAGGCTTACCATAATAAGGAGATTGATTGTCATCTACATACCAACCATATTGAACAGTTGTTAGTGTATCAGTATCTAAATCTGTTAATCTTTCATAAAGCATATGAGAGAAAGGTGTTTTAACCTTGTATATTTTACCATCTAAATTCTCTCCACTTGTGTACTCTATTTTTCCCCAAGTGTTGTTAAATAGTTGTGAATGTTTACTAGCTAAAAAAGTTTTTGTATCTCCGTGTTCAAATGTTATTTCTTTAAATGGTAAAGCAACATTAACAGAACTTTTATCTCTATCAACAAACTCAGTTATATCGTAAGAAACACCATCACTATAAAAGTCATCTAACGTTTTTACAATTACTTCATCTGTATCATTATCAACATAAGATGTTAGATTAAACATTTTAAAAATACCAGTTAAGAAATCAATACATTTTATATCTGGTATCTGTTGTGTAATAATAAAATCAAAAGCGTTTGTGTGAGAAAAAGATGCAGATGTATAAGTATTAAATGATTCTAAACCAGCCAAAAGTCTATATCCAATATCCCAAGTAACTTCTGAGAATGTAACGTTTTGAGCTGATTGTATAATAACATTATAATTACCTTGTGATGTACCTATATCGTCTTTTGTTATATCTAAGTCTCCAGTAACACTACCACTATTGTAAATTTCTGTTCCGTTTAATTGTACAGAAACACTATAAGAAAAACCACTTGTTGTTCTTAGTTTTAAATCTAGCTTAGTATATCTGCTTGGAGCACCAGCAACATATAAAGTAGATGTGTTTGACATTGATGTAAAAGTTTGACCTACATTTGTAGCAGTCCAAGTATTAACCAAAGATTCTACCTCTGTTGCAGTTGGGGATTCTACATAGCCTTTTTTTCTATGCAACCACATAAACAAATTGTAGTAAGGTGTATTTGTACTATTAAAGAAATCATTGCTAAAAGTTATTCCGTAGTTTGTGCCTATTGCTTGTATAATAGTATCTACTCTTATTGCATATTTTAAATCATCCCAAGATACTCCGTGTAAATGACTACCACCACCAGTTTCATAGTAAACGTTACCATCTAAGTTAGCAGAAGAATCTGAATCGTAATGTAATTGTTGCGTATGTGTTATTAATGGTGCTATAATATCACTTGTTGCTGGGTTTGCTTTTAACTTTGTTTTTACATTTGCAGCATTGTAAACTAAAGTGTTTGAGTTTAAATCACTTAAAGCACCTAGTTTATCTTCTCCAAGTAAGTCTTTTAAAGTAACTGTGTTGCCAGTAAATCTAACCTTGTATGTATAAGGTACATTGTTTCTTAAATCAACACCTTCAAGTTTTATTTTACCTTTTCTAAACTTTAAATAATTTAATTCTAAGGTTGCATTTACTCTACCTCTACCATCAAAACCATTTGTAATACTATTGTTATAATAGTGTTTAAATATCTTATTGTTCTCTTTTGTTGCTGGTAGTGTGAATGTCTTTGAATAGTCTGTAAACACTTTCTGAACGTCTTTTACGTTCTGTATTGTTTGTGTTAGTACAACACTTTCATCATCAAATAAATCTACTCTCTGACCTTCTATGTATAGTTGTATTTTTTGCATTTACCTTATGTCATTTAAAACATTATAAGAATTATCAAACTCTATTGTGTATTCTACTAATCTATCGTTTACACTTGTTTTGTATGTAATATTACTTGTCTTTATATTTATAGGATATACTTGATTGTTTGCGTTTGTAATCCATACCTTTTCAGATAACATCATCTGCTTAAACACTTCATTGTATGATTCGTTTACAAAACCACTACTTAAAGAAACAGATTCGTTTGCTTCTATATTAAAATCTCTTTTTGTGTGATTGTAGGTATTATAAGTGTTGTTTGATGCTAGTATATTTGCTTTATAGCTTTCTCTTTTTGTAGTCATTTTCTCAACTGACTTTTTAAAGAAATACAAATCTTGCAACACTCCAAACTTGTTTATAAATGTTGTCTTGTAAGGTGTGAATTTACACTCGCTTAATTGTGTTATTTTTATAGTTGATGTTTCTGAACCAGAATCTCCAGTATATTGAATGGTTGCTTTTGCAGCTTGGTCATCAGTATAAGATGCATAAACTACTTTATCTTGTGATTGGTCTGATAAAGAAAAGGTTTCTGTATTTAAAAGACCATTATCTGAATCATAAAATCTAACTGTTACAGTTCTATCTGTTTGAATTGGTATCTTTATCTCATCTCCAGATTCTATAAACATTTCACTATTACTCATTAACAAGCCTTCATATTCAAAAGAATAGTTTGCACCATCTTCAAAATAGCCATAACTCTCAAAGGCTAAATCTGTGCTTATTGCTTGTGATAATTGTATGCCATTACCATCAAATGCAGTAAGCGTTGTTCTTACCCATTTACAAAATTGTTCAGCAGAGGATTCATAATCTCCTTCAAAAGTTATATCTAAATAGTCTCTTATAAGTTCTGATATTTCAAAAGATATTTTAGTTGTGTTTAGTATTATCTTTTTACTTAAACTATATTGAGGTGTACCACTATATCCAGTTGTTTCATTTCCAGTATAAATCTCAATATCTAAAGTAGCAGTTGCTAAGTCAGTATCTGATACAGATAAAAAGTGTGGACTTCTTGTATTAATTATTCCCATTTGTTGTAAATTTTAGTAGTTCTTCAACATCTAATTTGTATGCTTCTATTATGTCTTTGTCTAAGTTTTTAAATGCTTTCTCAAATGGTTTTGTAAAAAACAAACTTGGCTTTATACCATTATTGTAAATACTTCTTGCTATCATAAATTGTAAAGACTTTCTTGATATGAATTTACCATCTTTACCTCTTACACCTTTTAAACCTTTTCTTACAATCCATTTATCCATTTTACTTGGAGGTGGCATCTTGTTTGTATAACTATAAGGTGTATTGTATTTCTTTTTTATACCACTTACACCCTTGTCTTGAAATATACCATAATCTTCCATTAGAAAGCTCATAGAGAAACTATTTGGACTTACGTTTAAGTCATAGTCTAAACTATTATAAAGTGCCTTAGAACTATTCTTTTTACCCTTTGTTAGATTTGTTCTTGATTGTTGAATAACATACTTAGCAAATCTGTTTAGCTCTTGTTGTACGTTCTTTAACATATATCAATATCGTTGTTTACAAGTACATCAAATGTCATTGCCCAACCAGCCATTTCATTTTCAAACCTATCATAGAAAGGCTCTAAACTTGGTGTGCCATCTAATTGATATAAATCTTGATGTAGTGTGCCTCCTCTTAATACTTGTGCTAGTTTATTAAGAACTGCTAATTGTGTGTTAAGTATATCTTGTTCGTTGTCGTTACCTCTAAAAATATCAACTACTGCTTCTTTCGAAACATCAACAATATCCATAGACAAAACAGATAGGTTAAAACGTAAAACATTATCTTCGTTATTTACATTATTTACTATGATGTGTGATAAAGGAAATATAGTTTGTTTACTTAAATCAATCTTTGTTATGTCTCCAGTTGTTACTGTATTTACATTTACATCTGATAGTAATTGATTCTTTATTGTTTCCGTTACTTGATAAAATCCTTTCATCTAAAATTTACTTTTAATTTGTTGTGCTTCAATCTCTGCTTTTTCTTTTGTGAATG